CTGGCGGTGCTGCTCTACATGCTGGGCATGCTCGGCCACAAGCTGATTGGCCTGCCTGCACCAGTTGGGATGCTGTTTATGGCGGTCCTTGGGGAGGCCTGCCACCGCGCCCCCCCCCCCCCTCTGGGAGGGGCCCCGGGGGGGGACAAATTCTTTTCTTGGGGGCCATCCTCCCCAATAACTTCCTCCCCCATGACCTGAACCTCCACCACCTGTCGGCAAAGTACTGTCTCCTGGTGCATCACTACCGCAACCACCTATGATGTTTATATCTCCCCTCTCCAACGCCACCATTTATTCCCTGTACACCGTCACCCCGGTTGCGGTAACTAAATTATCAAATGAACTATGGCCACCATCATTTCCCGCCATACCGCCCTTACCTACTGTTATTTGATAATTTAATTTATCAATGGAAAGATATTTTATTGCAGTTCCACCGCCTCCGGCACCGCGAAATCCAGCTCCGGGCGTTCCTGTGCCCGAACCACCACCTTCAGTAACAAAAACCCGGACATTGTTAAGAACAGAAGAAGGGGTGTAAATTCCACTTGCTATAAAAGAACAACATCCAATCAAACGACCAGGAATACCATCAGCGAATTCTAGATATTGAAGAATACCCTCTGCATTTCTACCACTAAGATCTAATAATGTTGAATCTAAAGGTTGTTTGCGTGCCAGAGCATTAGTTACTGTTGTAGCAAAATTAGGATCATTGCCAAGAGCCTCAGCCAATTCATTAAGTGTGTTCAAAGCTTCAGGTGAAGAATCAACCAGAGCAGTAATTGCTGCTTGCACAAACACCGTATTGGCAAGCTGCGTGGAATTATTGCCTGCCTCCGCCGTCGGCGCTTTTGGCGTGCCGGTGAATGTCGGACTGGCTTTTTGCGCATACTGCGTATGGGGATCGCTGGCGGCGGTATGCTTTGCCATCAAATCATCCACATACACCTTCAACTCCAGCACCTTGTCATCCACGTATTTGCGGGTTGCCAGCACCACTGCGGGGTCAATTATCAGGATGATATTATCGGTACTGCTTGTAATCAGCACCATGCGCACGGTCTGCGTGCGTCCGCTCCCCTCCGCCAGCTGCGGCTTGTAGCTCTCCGGGCAGTTACCGACAGCAATCAGCGCGCCGCTTTCATCAAACAGACCAACCTCACGAATCCACCAACCGCCCTCAGTTTCGGGTATCACCTGCTCAGCGATCACCTGGCTGCTGTTCTGCGGATCGATATAAAGCATATTGAGAGCTGCACGGCGTTTTTCACCGACCAGCTTTGTCTGTTGTGCGTTTGGCGTTGGCAGCACGCCGCCGCCATCCCCCACCGCCATCTGTGTAATTTTCAGCGGAACACCGAGAGCGGCGGCATTTGCCAGTTTCGCCGCGCCGATATCCGTCAGCAGGGTATAAAATTTTGCGCTCATGGGTTCACTCTCATTGTGTCAATAACATGGACGGCGCCGCCCTCGTAGGCAGAACCGCCGGAAATGATGGTTTCGTTGATATACGGGTAAATCGTGATTTCTTCGCCGCTGTAAGTGGCGGCCCCCACAAAATATGGTCCGCCTGTCTGCAGATTTATGGACATGCCGATCAGATGCCTGCTGCAAGGTTTGGCGTCACCGATGAGGCGCTCCAGCTCCAGATAGGTTTCCTCTGTTATGCCCTGGTCCTGCACCCCAATATCCAGGCGAAACGTGCCCGGCGCCTCGCCGGTCTGCCACCATTCAATGATGCGGATTAGAAAGCCGAACGGCTCCACCACACGCCGCACAGCGCTGGTTGTGCCCTTGTGCTGATGGATATAGAACGCATCCTGCACCACGCGGCGCTTCACGCTCTCCGCCCATCCTTCGTCCCAGCGATCAACCGAAAAGGCCCACGCCAGATACGGCAGAAACTTGACCGGGCATGTTGCCGGGTTCCATAAATCCCGCAGCGGCACTTGCAGATCGGAAATGCCGCTGCAGGTCTGAGCAAGACGGCGCTCAAGCGGCGATGAACCAGGAGGAAGCAGACTATTCATCCGTTCCCCCGTTGGTTACGCTCCATTCCGTACATGAAGCGGCTTGTGTCTTATCCATCACCGGCTCAGCTTCTGGCCCCGGGTAAAGAAAGATCGTTGCATCCACGCTGTACGGAATAATTTCAGCGCTGCGCACCGTCAGACGGTCAGCAACCGGCCGCACGTTCTCACTGTTAAGCGCCTGTTCAACCACCGCCAGCAGGTCCGCCGCTGCCGTTCCGTCGCCCCCACGGCTCAGTACCGTAAGCACCACCTCCGCCGGTGCCGGGCTGGTTGCGCTGGCGTCAGCGACTCGCCCATCCGTGCTTTTAGCGTGAAACTCATAAGCCGCCGTTGGTCCCGCAACGGACACCCCCTCAAATGCAGCAGGAACACGCAGGCGCAACGCCTCGTCACTTTCCATTACCGCTGCGACCGGTGGTACCGCGTCGTTATCGGCAGGTGTAACCGTCAGCCGCTTCACGTTGTAGTTGGCCGCCATCTGATCGAGATCACCGCCCAAGGCATAAGCCACCATGACCGCCTGCGCCGCCTCGTTGATACGCTGGCGCAGCAGGATTTCCCGGTACGTGTTTTCCTGCAGTTGTTTGGTGATGGGTTCAGATTCCAGCTCAAGCGTGCGCCGCACCGCGTCCTGTTCATCTGCCGGATACAGGGCCACAAAGGCGGCCTTACGCTCAGCCAGCAGGGATTCAAAGTCCGGCACGTCAACGATTTGCGGCGCGGGGAGCTGGGAAAGGTCAATGACTGCCATTGTCTGCTCCTGTTGATACCGAAAGAGAAACAGGCGCGCCGTTATTGCGCTTCCCAGTTAGCTCGACCACCATGGAGCCGTCAAAGCTGCTGTTGATAGTGATGGAATCCAGCGTAAGCCGAGGCTCCCAGCGAATCAGCGATACGTAAACAGCCGCCATAATCTGCAGGCGCAGCGCCGGGTTCTGGGGCTGGTCAATCAATGCTGACAGCAGGGAACCATATTCCCGGCGTGCTATACGGCTTCCCTGGGGAGTCAGCAGAATATCCCTGACCGACTGCCGCAAATGGTCCGCATCAGAAATGGCTTTGCCATTGTCCTGATTCATACCGATATACAGCGTCATACAGGACCTCCAGATGTATCGCCGCCGGACTTAACGCCGGTATGACCGTGTTTATCGACTACGATCCCGTTAGAACTCATGGCGCCGCCGCCCTGGGTGACGCCACCATTGATCACCACCTCGCTGTTTATGCGCGTGTTACTTGCTTCCACCACAAACTCCCCGTTTTCAGGGTTATGTTATCTGCCGCCTCGATCACCATGGATTTGATACCCCGCACATGCCAGCGGCCGGTCGCGGGCTCATATTCAAACCATCCACCGTCCGGGTATTCCGTGACGCAGCCGTCCACTGAGTCCGACGGCGGCGCGAACTGATTGGAATAGATCGCAGGTAAGGCAAAAGCGGTTTCCAGATTGCCGCCCATACTCAGCACCACCACCTGCTCATCCGGCGACGGGCACCACCATGTACGGGCACCGCCTGCGCGCAATGTCAGCCAGTTAATCCAGTTGGTTTAAAGCTCGCCCACTTTCACCCGGCACAGCCAGTTTTCCCGGTCCACTTCGGTTACGGTGCCGGTGCGGATCAGATTGGTGATAAGGCGCATAATTTCGGTTAGTTGTGCGTTCATAAGCTCCACTTTTTGATGGACTATATTTCAATTCGGTTTATATTCTTCATTGAGCGGTTTGTATCAACTACTACACAAGAGGAAATATGCTTACAGCAATAAACGAAATTTCGATCCCTATCCCATTTACCGAAAAAAAGGCCGAACTCGTCCTTAACGGAAAAAATCTAATAATCACCGGAGGTAACGGTAGTGGTAAAACCAGCTTTATAAATTCTATTTACGAATATTTAAAGGAAGGGCTAGATCAACCAAGAAACAATAACAGACAGCAGCTTGAGCAACAACTTAGCAGTCATGAAACCCAAATTAGAATAGGAGGTCGCGATAGTAGCTCTTATTCATGGTATCAACAAGAAATTATAAAAATAAAAAAAAGACTTCATGCCTTAGATAATTTCCACATAACAACATTTTCAAATAATAGCGCAGAAACTCGCTCTCTCCTTCGTTTCCACAAGGCTCTTAGAGAAGCAGCAATTACTGCCCCGCAGTATGTGCCAAGGCTTTCTGCTTTATTCGAAGAGAATGCTCACTTTTCTAATGAAAAAGATGGGGACAACATTTTTGAGAATTATTTGATTAGTCTGAAAACATCACAAAGCTACGCAATTTCTTTCGATAAGGATGAAGAAAAAGCAAAAAAAATTCAAAATTGGTTTGATAAAATAGAAATGGATCTACAAGGTCTATTTGAGGACACACAGCTCAAACTAAGGTTTGATAGTACTGAAGGAAAATTTTATCTTCATCAAGACATGAAAGATAAATTTACTTTTCAGACGCTTTCGTCCGGGTATTCTTCAATATTAAGAATATACGCGGATTTGATTATGCGTATAGAAATGTGGGAACTGACCCCTGAAAGTATTGAAGGCATTGTTTTCATAGATGAGATAGATGCCCACTTACATGTTTCCCTTCAAAAAAAGATACTACGTTTTTTTAGTAATTCTTTCCCCAAAATTCAATTTATTGTTACAACTCATTCACCCTTTGTGGTTTCTTCTGTTACTGATGCCGTGATCTATGATTTATCCAGCAATCAACAAATAGTTGATGTATCGTCTTATTCAAATAATATCATCCTGCAAGAGCTGTTTGGTGTTAACCCAATGTCGATAGTATTATCTGATAAGTTAGAAGAAATCGAAAAAATCATACAAGACTTAGATAATAATAATATTGAAACTGCCATAAAAATAATACAGTCGCTCGCTTCATCGGAAGAATCAATGGACACTGAGGCCAGCGCATTTGTGGATTTTGCAAAACTTCAAATCATCAAATTCAAAAAAGAAAATGCTCAGGAGAAATAATGTTTAGAGTTAACAGAACATACCCTGCGCCAGTATCATTGGCTCGTAAATTACGTTATGACGGCCCCGACGTACATGAAGCCTTACAGGAATGTTTTTTTGGGAAATGTTACATTTGTGAAAATAAAGATCCTTTAGATATAAATATTGAGCATTTCGTCTCAAGGAAAAATGATGATGAAAAATCTTATGACTGGGATAATCTCTATTTATCCTGCGGCCGTTGCAATAATATAAAACTAGCAAAGCATGATGAACTACTTGATTGCTGCAACGAAGTTGTATGGAATCGTATAAAGCTACTACCTGGATTTTCAGCAAGAGCTAAAAAAGTAACCGTAGAACCACTATTTAATGATAAAAAAACTATAACCACTGCCGATCTACTCGAAAAAGTATATAACAGTGACCATACGATAAATAAAAGACTAACATCAGCCGCATTACGCTCACAAATAACAAAAACAACGCAAAAACTTATCAGAAACATCATTGAATATTATGAGGATGATACTCCAATCGATCGAAAGCTATATCTCATTGAAAAAATTAAAGTTTTGATAAGACGTGATGCTAAGTTTTCAGCATTTTGCAGATGGATTGTCCTCGACGATGCTGAGCTTTGTGAGATTTTGGAACCCTTCATGGACTAATAATGCCTTGACATACATAAAGTTTAGTTAAGTTAACCAGCGTAATAATGTATTCATTGTGGCCTCCATTACTCCATCATTCACGCCCAGCAGACGGCGCTGCGAGTAGCGGACCTCCGGGCCATTGCGTCTGACTCGATCACGCAGGCCATAATGGTGAACACGGGCGATGCGCTGGACTTTCCCATCAAACTGCACGGTGGCAGAGTTCGCAGTGGCTGCGGTTTTCAGGTATTTAGTGGTGCGCAATTTGGCGAACATCTGGCGCTTGATGCGCCCCTTTTTACTTCTGGCCGTCATCCGGCGCGGCTTAAAGGCTGTGCCGTCTGGATTGCGCTGCAGCCTGATGTTTTGCTGTTGCGACCGACGCAGCTCCTGCGCCAGTTGTCGCATCATACGGTTGCGGGCTGCCGGTTCCAGATTCGCCAGCAGGGCCGCCAGCCAGTCATCCACCCTCTGCAGGTCATCCACGTTTCACCGTCCACATTTCTTCGGGTACGTCTGGTTCCGGCACCGCTTCAACGCTCGATACGGTGCCATCTGTGCTGACAATCACGCGCTCCGTGAGCTGCAGATTGAGGCTGAGATCACACAGATCGTTGCTCAGGATATCGACGTCAAAGGTAAAAAGTTTTTCGCGCAGCTCCGGGTTGTTGATGGCGTCCGGTTGATTGGTCATTAACCAGAGCAGCACGGGCGCCATCACTAAATTCTGGTTGCCGCTAAAATCTTCAATCACCACGTTCAGGGTGTAGCGATATTCCCATGACATTGAACGGGCGCCGGTTGCGACCAGCGAACCGTTATCAACAAAAAGGTGCAGTTTGTCCGGGTTGTCACGGACATACGCCACCGATTTATTCAGGGCGTTGCGTAAGGACTGCGGCTTGTTCACTGTCTCGCTCCTGACACGCAATGATCGTGTCGACTTTGCCAAAGAGGTTCATGTGGAGCTGAAAGGCGACCCGATGACGCTCAGTAACGGGGCGTGCCTATACTTTCTCGGCACCAACACCCGCACGGCGCAGAGCTACCACGGCAATCTGTACCTTGATGAATATTTCTGGGTCCCGAAATTCCAGGAGCTGCGCAAGGTTGCCTCCGGTATGGCCATTCACAAGAAATGGCGACAAACGTATTTCTCCACGCCGTCCAGCCTGACGCACAGCGCCTATCCGTTCTGGTCCGGTGCGCTGTTCAACCGGGACCGCAGCAAAGCTGACAAGGTGGACATTGACCTGACCCACGGCAATCTTGCGCGCGGCGTGCTCTGCCCGGACGGACAGTACAACCAGATTGTCACCGTGGAGGATGCGGTGTGCGGCGGCTGTAACCTGTTCGACCTGGACCAGCTGCGCATGGAGTACAGCCCGGACGAATACGAAAACCTGCTCATGTGCGAATTTATTGACGACCTGGCGTCGGTATTCCCGCTCAGCGAACTGCAGGCCTGCATGGTGGACAGCTTGGAAGTCTGGACCGATTTTCAGGCGCTGACGTTGCGCCCGTTTGGCTGGCGCGAGGTCTGGATCGGCTATGACCCCGCAAAAGGGACACAGAACGGTGACAGCGCAGGTTGTGTAGTCATGGCAGCACCAGCCGTGCCGGGCGGCAAGTTCCGCATTCTGGAGCGTCACCAGTGGCGCGGTATGGACTTCCGCGCCCAGGCTGACGCCATCAAACAGCTGACGCAGCAGTACAACGTGACCTATATCGGCATCGACTCAACCGGCGTCGGTCACTGTGTTTATGAGAACGTGAAAGCGTTCTTTCCTGCCGTGCGGGAGTTTGTCTAAAACCCCAACGTCAAAAACGCCCTGGTGCTTAAGGCCTACGACATTATCAGCCACCGCCGCCTGGAGTTTGACGCCGGGCACACCGACATTGCGCAGTCCTTTATGGCAATCCGCCGGGCCACAACCGCCAGCGGCAACCGCCCCACCTACGAAGCCAGTCGCAGCGAAGAAGCCAGCCACGCAGATTTGGTCTGGGCAACGATGCACGCACTGTTTAACGAACCGCTGCAGGGCGAAGCCGCCAATACCAGCAACATTGTGGAAATTTTTTGATGGGCAAGATTAAGAACCGTCGTGCAGTGAATAAGCACAAAGTACAACACAGCGGCGGCGCTACTGCTGAAGCGTTCAGTTTTGGCGACCCGATCCCCGTGCTGGATCGCCGCGAGCTGCTGGATTACGTGGAATGCGTACAGATGGACAGGTGGTATGAACCACCCATGAGTTTTGACGGCCTGGCCCGTACCTGCCGCGCCGCCCTACATCACAGCTCGCCGATTGCCGTGAAGCGCAACATCCTGACCATCACATTTATCCCACACCCACTACTGAGCCAACAGGCATTCAGCCGCTTTGTGCAGGATTATCTGGTGTTTGGCAACGCCTATCTTGAGAAACGAACAGGCTCGGCAGCATTCTGGCGTTGGAACCGTCGCTGGCGAAATACACCCGCCGTGGGATCGACCTCGACACCTACTGGTTTGTGCAATACAGCATGACCACACAGCCATATGAGTTCACCAAAGGCAGCATTTTTCACCTGATAGAGCCGGACTTAAACCAGGAGATTTACGGCCTGCCTGAATACCTGTCCGCCATCCCCTCAGCCCTACTCAACGAGTCTGCTACGCTGTTCCGCCGGAAGTACTACATCAGCGGCAGCCACGCGGGTTTCATCATGTACATGACCGACGCCGCGCAGAACCAGGAGGACGTGAACAATATCCGCCAGGCGATGAAAAGCGCCACAGGTCCGGGCAACTTCTGCAACCTATTTATGTACTTGCCTAACGGTAAAAAAGACGGGATTCAGATCATCCCGTTGTCAGAGGTCGCGGCAAAGGATGAGTTTCTGAATATCAAGAATATCAGCCGGGATGACATGATGGCTGCTCACCGCGTTCCGCCGCAGATGATGGGGATCATGCCGAGTAATGTTGGAGGGTTTGGTGATGTGGAGAAGGCCAGTCGTGTTTTTGTTAGAAATGAGCTAATACCACTCCGAAAAAGAATAATGGAAGTTAATGAGTGGTGAGACATGAAAATCATTCAAATTCAGCATGATGATTTATAAAAAAACGCCCTAAAAGGGCGTTTTTTTAACATTATGTAGTTGGTCCCAATGAACACCATGCATTAACTCCCATTTTTGACACAGCAATCAGCATAATTACTACAGCAGGGGCAATCAGTGCTGCTGTTGAACCCAAAGAAACTGCAATGGCCGAAGATATCACTCCTACAAGATAGGTTTTAAAATCACCAGTCAATGCTCCTAGCCCTTCTCTCTCCTGAGTATATTTATCACCGCCACACAAAAAAGCCTTAAATTCTAATTTAAACTGCTCAACAAAAGCTTTCCGCCCAGGTATTTTTGAATTATCACCACCAAATTGCGATACTGAACTTGGGCCTGATGCAGTCAGCCATAGCTCAAGAGCCTTTTCTTCATCACCACTTTCTAGAAAAGTTCTAATAGATGAAGATTGATATTTTTTTAAAGTAGATAACCAAGCCTCTGCATCTTCATTTGGTATAATAATCATAACATATCCTTAATATATTCTGCAGAAACTGCATAGGTTGTTTGATGTAGCTCCGCAGGGTTAACCCCCCCAACAAATACAGAACCTACAGAATTGTTTGCATAAGCACCGACCAACACACCTATTACTGAGTTATCTTTTAAATTGAATACTATTGAACCTGATTGACCAGGTCTAGTTTGAATGTTTATAACTGCATGCTTAGACTTCATATTGCTGCTTGAAAGAAGCACCTTAGCACCAATCATTGCTGTTTGGAACGTCAATATCTTTCTACCCTCACTGCAGTGAGGGTAGCCTAAAATACCGACATTCTCGCCCACACCAACACTATCAAAAGAAGAAAGCTTAAGGTTTGGGCCACTAAAACTTGCACCTTTAAGTTTTAATACACACAAATCTTTTATTGGATCCTCGTCGACAATCTCAGCGGGGACACATTGGCACATATTAACACTGGTGTCCTGGTAACTATTAAATTCATTTATATCAGGTACGGAAATCACGAGGTTTGATGAAAAACCATTAATCACATGACGAGATGTAATTATTTGGTTATTAGAAATAAAAAATCCTGTTCCTAAAAATTGAATCGAACCTGCATTTATTGCACCAACAACGACAACGTATCCAGGACCAATCAT